TGTGTTTCGCTCTCAGCCGCAGAGGGTTGGGGAGGGGTGGCGGGGAGCATGGCGGGAAAGGCGACCAGTTCGTCCCCACCGCAGGCGTCCTCGCCGTATTCCTCAACGGCTTCTATGACCTTGGCGAGCCAAGCCAACTCGGCAGACAAGCCGTCCATCAGCTTTTCGAGGCGGCGGTAGAAGTACCGGCCTACTGCAAGTTCAGCCGCACCGATCTGGTCCCTTGAGGTCGAGAGCCGGCAAAGAAGGTCCTTCACTGGCGACCAAAGCGCGTAAGCCTCATGGCGATACTCAGTAACCGAACTGGCCTCCGCTCCGTCGCGGAACGGCTCGTTGATGAACTCGTCCAACGCGACAACACACGACTGCGGCCAGTCTTCTGTCTGTGTGGGGTTTGAAGGGTTGGGGGTCATGCCACACCCGCCAGGGACAAGAGCGACGGGCCGCTCCAAGTTGCTTCGGCCTCGGTCAAGTTCTTGAGCGCCTGCCGATAGTAGGCGGTCTTAAGCTCAGTCCCGATGAACTTGCGCCCAGCCTTCAACGCGCTCCATCCCTCGGACCCAATGCCGGTAAAGGGGCTGAAGACGACATCATCTGGATTGGTCCAAAGGCGTATCGCCCGATCAATCAGATCCAGTTGCAGCGGGCAAAGGTGGCGCTCGTCCTTGTCTTCGCGCGCGACCTTCACGTTGAGCACGTTGGTCTGCTGAATATCCATCCAGACCGGCGATGCCCATTGCTGCCACTGGCTTACAGGGAACAGCTTGGCGTCCTGCCCGACCTTTTCGGCCTGGCTCTCGTCGGCGGGCGTCTTGCGGAACACCAGCAGATAATCCGGCATCCCTTGGCGGGAGCGCGTCGCGTCGGTCTGTAGCTGCTTGTAGAGCAGCCCCAGCGCCTTGGTCCGGGTCATCTCAACGACTGGGTCTTTCCAGATCGTCACCCGGCTATGGTACGTCCAGCCGGCGGCTTCGTGAACTTCGCGAATGTCGGCGGGGAAGTCGTAAAGCCCAACGCTTCCATGCACGGACTTGGTCCGGGGAATGTCGGAGCAGTGAACGGCGGTCAGGCGTCCGGGCTTCGTGGCCCTGAACTTCTCTCGGACCAAGTGGGCGTAGATCGCCTTGAATTCGGCCTCGTCCTTGACGTTGCCCATATCGCGCTCGCTGTCGCTGTAGACGAACAGATGGGCGAAGGGCGGGCTGTAGACGCTGAAGTCGATGCTGTTGTCGGGCAGTCCAGCGGCGACCTCGACACAGTCGCCATTGATTACCGTGAACCGCTCGCCAGAATGTTGGTCAAGTACGGAGGTCATGATGCAATCCACTTCGGAAGGTTCAGCGGCTTTGCCGGCTGATACGGGGCTTGTTCGGGAACAGAGCGGCTGGCGCGGCTCATGGCGGCGGTCATCTCGGTCTTCATTGCATTGTGGTCGCCGGCCTTGCGGCTAACGATTTGCCAGATGCTTTCTTCGGTGTCGGCGCAGGCCACATGAACATCGACGGGCCGCGCCTGGCCGAACCGCCAACATCGGCGAACGGCCTGATAGAAGCTCTCATAGGAGAAGCTCAGGCCGACGAACGCCATTCGCGCCGCGTGCTGCCAGTTAAGGCCGAACCCCGCGATTGACGGCTTGGTGATGATCACCCGCGCCTGTCCGGTGCTGAACGCGGTCAGGTTTGCCTCTTTGAGTTCGGGAGACATTGACCCGCGAACCTCGACGGCGCCGGGAATTCGGCTCGCCAGCGCGTCGGCTTCATAGTCAGTGTCGCACCAGATAACCCACGCCTCGTCTGGCTCTTTCGCCACCAGGGCGGCAATCACGTCGGCCCGGGCGTCGGTTGTCATCCGCTTCTCCCGGTGAATGGAAGTCGCGGACGTGTCGGGCATACGGAACAGCCGGGCTTGGCCGTCCTTCTCCGCGCCAGTGTCAATGCTGCGATCAGCCTCGACAATGTGCCGTTGCATGTTGAGGGCCGGCAGGTTGTAGCCGTCGTCGCTGAATCCCAGGTCGGACGGCTTGGACACACATCGCGCCCAGCTCGCCACCCAATTCCAGAAGTCTTTGACCGCGTGGCCCTTCATCTTCCATGTGCCGGTGTCGGCGCTGTCGTGGATGAACCAGCGGGTAAGCATCTGGCTCTGGCTCATCACGCCAAGGAACTCGGAATGTTGGCCTAGTTCGGCGTGGTCGTTCGGAGCCGGCGTAGCGGTGCAGCAAAGCCGGAACGGGGTGTGTTTAAACGCAGCGATAAGCGCCCGGGTGGTCTGGCCAGAGAAGCTCTTGATGATGCTGCTTTCGTCCAGAATGACGCCCGAAAACTGGTCTGGGTCAAACTTGGACATTCGGTCATAGTTCGTGATGTAGATGCGGGCGCCGTCAATCTGATCGGGCTCGCGGATGGACTTCGCGTCGATGCCGAACTTGACCGCCTCGCGCTCATGTTGAGCAGCGACAGCCAGTGGGGCGAGCATCAGAACGGGGCGCCCGGTGTGCTCCACCACAACGCGGCCCCATTCCAGAGCGCAAAGGGTTTTGCCCAGTCCGGTATCGAGGAACAGGGCGGCGCAGCCAGCGCGCAAGGCGAAATCCACCGCGTGCCGCTGGTGGTCTTTCAGCGCGGGCGAAAGGGCAGGCAGGTCAGCAATGCCACGCGGGATGAAAGCGATCCGCTTGGCGTCGATCAGTTCCAGATATGGCTTGATGCTCATCACGCGGCCTCGTCAAAGTGTTGGATGGTCAGCCCGGCGGTCGCGCACCAGGCCAGAATGAAGGTGATCAGATCCCGCATTTCGCCCACGGTCAGGTGCGAGGATCGGTGGCCCACCGGGAACATGCCGTCGCCTTCCAGCTTGGGGAGGAAGCGAACCTCAGCCCCCCAAGCGTCCATAAAGACGGCCTTCCAAAGCGCCTGATCCATCTGCACGCCGTTGTGGACGGGGCGTTGCTTCAGCACTTGGTCGAGCAAGCCGTAGAACCCGGCGTTCTGCTCAACTGAGCGGTTCGGCTCGCGGACTTCCAGCATCCAGCCGTCAGGGGCCTTGGCGACCCACCCGGCGGCGATGCGGCGGTTGCTCTTGGTCAGCTTCAGGAAGTGGCGTTCGCTCATGGTCAGGCGATCCCCAGCCGGTTCTTAGCCGGTCTGGGTCCCTCGCTGTGGTTACGGAAATCTGTGTCCCCGGCCATTCCCTCAGCACCTTGCGACAGAGCGCGCGTGCCCACAGGACTTCCGGGGTGTCGGGGAGCTTCACGGGTCACGCGGCGGCTCGTTGAGCTTCGACCAGCTCGTCGCGCTTCATGCCGTATGCGTCCTGCAACGGCTCGCGGTGTTGAGCGGGAAGCATGGGGAGGGCGGCTTTGATCTCGCGGCCCACCCCGCCGAGTTGCTCCATGTCCGTCGCGGCGTCGATCTTCGCCTTGAAGAACTCGAAGTCCTGATCCTTCTTCGCCTGCGCCGCCGACTTCAGCGACACGCCCGAGTAGTTGGACAGAACCTGCCGAAGTTTGGCGTACTCGCTGGCCTTGATCTTCTGGCCCCGCCCGGCGGCTTCAAGCTCGACCCACGGGCTCGGCAGGCCGTAGAGGTAGCGACCAATCCCCCAGTTGACAGCGGCGCGCTTGAAGGCGTCACTGAGACTGCCTTTTTCCGCTTCGACCTGGGTATCGCCGGCCCCGTCGCTCTTGACGATCCAGCCGCGCCCTTCAGCCCAGATAGCGATTTCACAGGTTGTGGTTCCGCCGACGTGCGGGTGACGCCGTTCCCAGCCCGCCGGGCCGCAGACCAGATCCAGCCGGTCCATCACGTCGCGGGCGTCAAGGTAGGCCAGCGCCATGCCCTTGGACTTGTCCTGCGTGGTGGAGCCGACACGCCACGACACGGCGTCGGCGGGGAAGGGCTCGGCAAGGCGTTCAAACATGGTGTTGAGGTCGGTCACTGTGACTGCTCCAGTTCGGCGATCACCCTGTCGGCGTAGTCAACGACCATCGCGGCGACGGGTGAGGGGAGAAACAGCGCGTGAAAGTCACGGCTGCGTCGGATGTTGGGGAGACGCTCAACGGTCGCGGGCTCGCGGTCGAAGAGGGGCGTTCCGTCCACAAGGCGGAAGATCGGGAGGCTGACGGGGGTCATCTTCAGCACTCCGGGTCGAAGCTGGCCCATTCCTGGGCTTCGTCGGGTTGGCCGTCGTCGGCTTCGAACATGGCCGCGCCGCAGTCGATGCAGCACACGGCGTCGAAGACCTCGAAAGCCTCCACCGATGGCGTGGGGTCAGGCTCTCCACAGACGGGGCAGTAAACCTCGTCGGTGTCGCGGCAGCGGGGGAAGGGGCGAACGTCGCAGGCTTCCAGCATGGCGGTGATCTGAGCGCTCACAGCGCCACCCCCAGGTACAGGCCAACGATGAGCCAGAACCCGGCCCAAGCTGCTATGCTGTGCCAGATGGCCCAGCGGTGACGCTTCGGATGATGAACCGCAGCCGGGCTATCAGCCTTGAAACCGGGAATGGCGGTGAGGTCGATGGATTGGGTCATTGGCCGAACCTCATCGACATGCCGTTGCCGAGTTGGATAACGGAGCGGTCACCCTTCGCCACCGGATCGGTGATTGACCGCATCAGGTCGTAGCAGCGATATTGCTTGCGGTCGGTCCCGCGAGGCAGGGCGAGGTCATGGAGATAGGCCTGCTCGATCTCCGACCAGCGAGGCACAAGGGCGCGCCAGTACGAGCCCCCCTCCTTGCCGAGCCTTTCAAGGCCGCGAGCGGCCTCCGGGTAGGACTTGAGCAGCCGATAGCAGCGGCCAAAATCGTCGCCGTCGTGAGGGTAGCTGATGTTCGCACCAGCCGGGTTCGCCCCCAAGGCAACCGCAGCGAGGGCCTTGCTCGATGATCCCGTGTCGTTGCCGAGCAACCAATCGGCGATGGTTTTCTCAGTCATAACAAATCTCCTCAATAACGGATTGAAGGTGAGAGACGGCCCCGGTCACGGTGGCGCGGTAGGTGGCGACACGGCGCTTGGCGAAGGCGATGATGGGCTCGCTGAGATCGGAGCCGCAGCGGATCGCCACCTGCCTCAACACGACGTAGGACACGGCGTTGGGGTGCGCCTCGTAAGCCTCAAGGGCTTCGCAGAGGTCGTCGTACTGGGCGAGGGCGCCGTTCATCAGCGCACCCCCATCAGTTCGTCGTCGCGGCGTTGTTCGCGCGCTTCGTCCGCACGGTCGGCGGCTTCGGTGTCTTCCTCAGCCGCAGCGTCCGCGATCTGGTCAGCGAAGGCCTTGCAGATGGCGGCGTCGAGTTCGGCGCTGATCTGCGGCTCGGTGGCGAGAAGGGTCGTCAGCCACTTGCGGTCGCGATAGCCGGTGATGGCGTCGATGCGCTGGACGATGGCGTGTCCGTCGCTATCAACCTCACACGTGACTTCGATTTCGAAGCTGATCTTGGCGGTAGTGGCCATGGGTGCGTGTCCTCTGGTGTGAGGACACTGTGCATTAGGTGCGCATTTGCGTCAATCTAAAATGTGCACCACAGGCGCAATTATTCCGGCGCGTCCCTGTCGTTGCCGGATTGACCGTGCAGGGGATGCGTCCAGCCGCAGCGGACGCAGACGTGCTCATATGGTCCGTCAGCGTCGCTGTCGGTCCATTCGTCGTGACCAAAGAGGGCGCAGAGTAGCTTATTCAGAAGTTGCCGCATGGGGCGATACTGCTTCAGGATGCGCCCGAGCGCAACTATCCCGCCTTGCGGAATGTCTCTGCTATTTGAACGATCCGCGCCTGATCAGCCGGTTCGAGCTGATCCCAGATCGACCAGATGCCGTTGGGCAGGTTCGGATCTCTTATAATGAGGTCCGCAGGCTCGCAACGTAGCTCAGTGGCGAGCAACTCCAGAAGCACCTGGTTATAGGGAACCTTGCCCCGCTCGATCTTCCCCAGGTTCTGATGGGTCATCCCGATACGCTCGGCGAGCTTCTCTAAGGTCAGCTCGCGAAACTTCCGCCACTCGCGAATGTAGTGCCGGGATTGGGGCTGCTTTGCCATGTGCACAGGATGATAGGTGGCGGGCTTTCTCACCACATCACCTAATGCGCAAAGGTGGTTGACGGAAATGCGCACACAGTGCACATTGTCTGGCATGACCTTGGAAAAATGGATGGCGAAAAAGAAGCTGGACGACGCCGGTATGGCGAAGCTGGTTCCCCTTTCGCGCTCGCAGATTAATCGCATCCGTCGCCGGGTAAGCCGCCCGAGCCCTGAGAGCGCCCGCGCTCTTGAGGTGGTCACCAAGATACCGGCGGCCAAGTTCGTGATGGGCGAGGCCTAGCCGATGATCGGGTCCTTGCACCGGGAGCGTTCGCCACAGACAGCGCACAACGCGCTGATGGCGCCCCGCGCTTCCTGCAAGGCCATTGCCGTCACGGCTGGCCCGCTCCGCAGGACGACGACACGCTGCGAGCGTGGTTCGCTCAACAGTGCTTCCATTTCGCGTAAGTGCCTGGAGCATTTGCCGGTTCGCGTTCCGAACCGGGCGCGCAAGTCGGCGAGCACCAGCGCAATCGCTGGCGTTGGTATCTGCAACATTAATTCCCCCCAAAAACACCCTGTGCGCGAAAAAAAGCACGGGGACGCCCGTTTTGGGGAATTTATTTATGGTTACTTTTCGCGACAATCTGCCGCGCTAAAACGAGTGCAGCGCCGGGGTTGCAGCCCCGCACGCCATGCGTGTTCCGCGTTCTCTGTAGGCCTCGGCCAGCGCTTGCAGGCGCTCCCGAGCGTAGTCGTCTTCGCAAGTCTCAATCCGGCGAGCCGCCAGAAGCAGCCGCAGGCCCATCGTAAAGGTCGGGTCGGCGGTCTGCATCTGTCTGCCCTTAGCAACACCCCCTCAGTGGGAGCGTCCCAACCATGACGCATCTCACGGAGCAGTTCGTGCCCCCACGTCGGCAGTTATTCGAATTGAGCATTGGCGAGGCTCTCGCCGATCTCGCTCGGCAGAAGTACCCCCGCGACACTGCCAAACACATCGCGCGCGCTTGGGGCATCGACGCCTCAACAGCGGCGAACGTCGTCAAGGGCCACGCCAGCGAGCGGACCCTGACGAAAGCCATCAAGGCCGAAGGGTGGAGCCTGCTGGCCTGCCTCGGCGCGGCCCTCACTGGCGAGACGTACTCGCAATTCGAGGAACGCCAACTCCAACAGATCATCGAGAGGGCGGCGGATGCCAGCCAGAAACTTGTTCAGCTTCGGACGCGCCGTGAAGCGATGGCTTCGCAGTCCCTGGACCCTGACGCTCTGGGGGATCGGCGACCTGCTGACGACCTTGGGGCTCGGGATCGGCGGCGCCGGTGAGCGCCTGACTTCAATCGCAATCGCGCGTCTGGCGCGGAAGGGGAGGGAACAATGATACCGCGCATCCGACAAGCTTACGCCGCGTGGCGCTTCCGTCGCTTCACGCGCCCCATTGACCGCCAGATCGAAGACGCCCGCCGCCATCACCAGCCGGTGAAGCACCTTCTCGCGGCTAAACGGTCGCTCGTCCATGCAGCCCTGCGCGGTGAAGCATGATCGGCCTGGCCATCTTCCTCGTCGTGGGCGCCGTGGTCATCCTGAAGGTCGGTGGCTTTGTCATCAACTGGATGGCTGACAACGAAGCCACGGACAGCTCGCTATGAGTGACGTTGCCGGCGTCGGAGAGACGCGCTTCCGCCCCATCTGCGGCATCTGCAACGAGGCCATCCAGACGATAGGCCCGCGCAAGAACCGCCGTGACGTCTGCGGCTGTCCTGAGAAGCAGAAGGACGCCGTCAAGTCGGCCCGCTCCCGCGCCGCCGTCAAGAAGGGCAAGCGGGGAGAGGTCAAGGCCGAGGGCGAGTGGACGAAGGCCGGGTGGCTTTCCCACCGCACCGCCGGGAGCGGATCGACCGGCTCCCGCAACAGCGAGCGCAAGTTTGACACTGACGTACTGGTCACCGGCCCGATGGAACTGAAGGTCGAGGTCAAGGAGTACGCCAGCCTGCCCATGAAGGGTCTGGTCAAGGCGGTCGAACTCAAGGGCGACTTCCTGCCGGTCGAACCCGGCGCCGCTGTCAGCCTGGAGAAGATGCTCTCGGGCTCGGACTTCATGCGCCTGCAAGAGACCCGCAAGCCTGCCTACTACTTCTGTCGCGCCGACAAGCTCCTGACGCTGGCCGCCTTGGCTGCGGAGGCGAAGCGATGAGCGGCATCACCGAACAACAGGGAACCAAAATGATCTGGAGCGACGAGCGCAAAGACCGCGTCAAAGACCTCTGGACCGATGGCTGGACCGCCTCGCAGATCGGCAAAGAGATGGGCGTGTCCCGCAACTCCGTCATCGGCGTTGTGCATCGCGCCGGGCTCCAGCGCGATCCCTCTCTAAACAAAGCCAACAACTCCGTGGCCTACGTCTGGACGGAGGAGCGCCAGGCTGAGGCCAACAAGGTCATCAAGGCCTGCACCACCTACGCTGAGGCCGCGCGCAAGCTGGACGTTCCACTCCCCGCCCTGAAGGCCGCTATCTACAAGTGGAACCTTCACAAGATCCCCCGCCGCTTCCCCGTCGCCAGCGAGAACCGCGCGCCGCGTCCCAAGCGCCCGCCGCTGCCCAAGGCCGACAAGCCGAAAGAGCGGCTGCAAGTTCTGGAGGCCTTCGTCGCCTCGACCGTCGACAGCCCGGCGCCCCGAGACTTCATGACCAGGCACTTCGGCGAGTGCGCCTACCCGGTCAGCGGTGAGGGCGCCGACACCCTGTCGTGCTGCAACCCGGCCCTCAAAAGCGGGTACTGCGCCGGGCATCACTCGATCATGTTTGAGGGTGTGCCGCCGAAGAAAGCGAAGGGGCACTTTGCTGTCGCTATTCGGCACTTGCCTGTGGATAAGTCCATCTTCCGAGGTGGAGAAGTAGCCCAGTTTGACGCGATGCAAGGGCAAATCAGACTAGGCTTTGCCGCATGATTTATGCAGCCGAAGCAGAGGCGCGCGACATCTTGGCGGAGGGCCGCTAGATGGCGCGTGGTAACCTTAAGCCGTCGCCTTATGAGCAGGCAAGACAGGCCATCAACGCCGCGATTGACGAGATCGACCAAGATCCGACCGTCACCGCCTACATGATGGTTCGTCTGTGTCTGTTGGGCGTTGCCAACCACCAGGGCAATTACCGGGCCGCCGAGATGGCCTACAAGCTGGCCGACGAACTCAGCACGCTGGGAGCGCCGGAATGAGCGCGCCCTACATGCCCCTCTATGTCGCCGACTATCTGGCCGACACTAACCACCTGACCACGCTGGAGCATGGCGCCTACTGCCTGCTTCTCATGGCCATGTGGAGGGCCGGGGGAAAGCTGCCCGGCGGCGACGACAAGCTGGCCAGGATTGCCCGGCTGACGCCCGCCGAATGGGACGGCGTGAGGGATCAGGTCATGGTCTTTTTCAAGCGCCGGGGAGGCGCGATCACGCAGAAGCGGCTTGCTCAGGAACTGGCGAATTACAAAGACAGTTTTGTTCGACGTTCTGAGGCCGGAAAACGCAGTCAGGCGAAAAGGGCCAACAAAAACAACGAACAAGCCCCCAGCAATGTTGAAGCATTGTTTCAACAACCAGAACCAGAACCAGAACCAGATAAGAAACCTTCGGTTTCTAGCGCAAAGCGCAAACCGACCAAATCGGGGATACCGGCCAACTGGCTCCCGCTGGTCGATGACATCGCCTACGCGGCGAAGAATGGCATGACGCCCAACGACGTTGAGCGCGAGGTGGAGAAGTTCTCGGACTGGCACCGGGCGAAAGGCTCGCAATGGGTGGACTGGTCGGCGACCTGGCGAACGTGGGTCAGGCGCTGGGCCGAGGACCGCGCGAAGGCGAAGCCCAAGGTCGTGGGGTTTGTATGACCCGCGAAGCCAGAGCCCGGGAGGCGGGCCTAAGCCTCAAGTCCGATGACTACCGGCAACCCTGTCCCGAATGCAGCCCCAAGCGGCGGAAACGAAATGACCCCTGCCTTCACGTCACAGTCACCAGCCTCGAAATCAAAGCCTGCTGCCACCACTGCGGAAAGGGGTTCGTCTTCGATGACCGATCCGATGCAAGCGCTCGAAGCCCGGGGCCTCGACGTGGAACTGGCCGCGAAGTTCGGCCTGCACTCCGATGGTACTAGCCTCGTAATCCCGTTCACCCGGGGCGGCGAGACGGTGCGGAACAAGTACCGGACGTTCGGGCCTGACAAGAAGTTCTGGCAGGATAAATCGGCGATCCGGTGCGCCTGGAACGAGGACGTGCTGCGAGACGAAAGCTTGCTGGATCGGCCCCTGCTGATCACCGAGGGCGAGCTGGACGCGCTGGCGGCTATTCAGGCCGGGTTCCCCCGTACCATCAGCGTGCCGGATGGCGCACCGCCTCCCGGTGACCGCAGCAAGGCCGACCTCGAAGCGGGCGGCAAGTTTGCGTGGCTGGATGACATTCGCGCCCTGCTGACCAAGGATCGCTGCCCCGAGATCATCCTCGCCGTTGACGGGGATGAGAACGGCGCCGCGCTTCGGCAAGACCTGTCGGTTCTGTTGGGCCGCGCCCGTTGCAAGTTCCTGACCTACCCCAAGCGCGGGGAGGGCAGGCTGAAGGACCTCAACGAAGTCTTGCAGCACTACGGCGCCAAGGGCGTGGTCGAGACGGTGACGCGCGCGACGTTCCTTCAGGTGGACGGCATCTACCGGATGTCGGAGCTGCCGGCCCTGCCGCCGAACGTGATCTACGAGGTGCGCGGCGATCTGTTGCGGGACAACATGAAGATCCGCCTGGGTGACTTCTCGGTCATCACCGGAACGCCCGGCTTCGGCAAAACCACCTTCACCAACGATGTCGTCTGCGGCGTGGTGCAGGACTACGAAATCACGGCGGGCTGGGCCTCCTTTGAACAGGAGCCGCAACGTGACCACAAGCGGGCGCTTCGGTCGTGGTTTCTGGGCAAATTCGAGAAGGACGCGGACCACCACGAACTGCGCGCCGCCGATGCCTGGATCGACCGGCAACACGTCTTCATGGTTCCCCGCGAGGACGAGGACGCCAGCTTTGAATGGCTGATGGAGAAGATGGAAGCCGCCGCCATGCGCTTCGGCGTGAAGTGGTTCATCATCGACCCGTGGAACGAGATCGAACACGCCCGCCAGCATGACGAGACCGAGACCGAGTACATCGGTCGGGCTATCCGCTCACTGAAGCGCTTTGCCAAGGCCTTCCGGGTTCACGTCACTGTTGTGGCGCACCCTACCAAGTCGGTCAAAGACAGCGACGGCAACTACAAGATGCCCACGCTGTACGACATCAGCGGTTCCTCGAACTGGTACAACAAAGCCGACCTCGGGATCATCGTTCACCGCACGGACGAAGATAACACCACGATCAAGGTCCAGAAGTCCCGCTATCACGAAGTCATCGGCAAGCCCGGTGAGGTTCGGATGCACTACCACCCCTCAACCCGACGCTTTGTCGAACAAGAAAGGCTCGCCTGATGGCCTACGAACGCAAAAACGGTGACATCGCCATCTTCAAGGAGAAGGCGAAGACCAACGACCGCGCCCCGGATTGGAAGGGCGAACTGCTGACCCCGAGCGGCGAGAAGCTGTCCGTGGCTCTGTGGCTCAAGTCCGACACCATGCTGGCCGGCAAGGTGGAGGTTCCGCGCCAACGCGAGGAGCGCCAGCAGGAGGTGAGCCCGCCCCGTGAGGCTCCCCGTCAGCAGATGGCCGACCTTGACGACGAGATCCCGTTCTAATGCCCATGGAGCAGAACCACGCCTACGCCGAACTAGGCGGCCTGCTCAAAGAGCGCTTCGGCATCCTCCTGACCTCTGACCAGTGCAAATCACTGGTGGAGGAGGCGAGGGGGATGACCATCCGCTGGCAGGCCTACGGTCCCGGAGCGGGCGGACAACCGGACAAGGAGGTCGCAGCGTGAGCCCGAGACCGCCCCCGCCGATAGACAAGCAATTCATCTGGGACCGCGTGGAGCCAGAACTAAACACCGGCTGCTGGCTATGGACCGCTACGATGAGCCAGCTCACCTATGGCCTGATTTCACGAGGCGCCAGCCGCAAGGTATCGGCTCACCGAATGTCATACGCGGCGCACAAGGGGCCAATTCCGCCGGGCATGGTTGTCAGACACAAGTGCGACACGCCCGCCTGCGTCAACCCTGATCACCTTGAGCCGGGAACGCAAGCTGACAACATCGCCGATATGTTCAAGCGAGGCCGCGCTAAATGCAAGGGAACTGGCAGGCTTGGGGAGCAGGTTCCCAATGCCGTATTAACGGAGGCGCTGGTCGAAAAGGTGGCTGAAGCGATCCGCGCCGGCCAAGTATGGCGCCAGATCGCTAAGGATATGGGGTGCCGCTACGACGATGTTTACCGGGTCGGTATGGGCAAGGCGTGGAACTGGAAGACGGGGTTCAAACGACTAGGCGCTGTGCCCGACTACGCCAAGGCCCCTCTCGGTCGCATCCCAGGATCAAGGAACCTTCCGAAATGACGTGGCATGTTTGCACAACGCGCTCGGGCAAAGAGGCCGGCGCAACCCATGACCTCCTGACCATCGGGATAGAAGCCTACTACCCCAAGGAGGCGGGCTGGAAACGCACCGCCAAGGGCCGGCGCCGTGTCGAGAGCGCCATCATCCCCGGATACGTTTTCTTCCGGCTCAACGACCCCGAGGAGCAGCAATACCTGGACACCTGCGACGGTGTGTCTGGTGTGCTGACCGCTGGCCGCCACGACAACGGCGACCGAAAGCTGGCCATCATCGTGGGATGGGTCGAGACAACCCGCGAGGCTGAGCGCCGGGGAGACTTTGACCGGACCATTGACCGCAGCGTCAAGGCCAAGGTGGGCGACCTGATCAGGATCACGCAAGGCTCCTTCGCCGGCTACCTCGCCAGCGTCACCGCATCCAGCAAGCGCGAGTTCAAGGTGGAGATCGCCGCGACGGGCCGGATGAAAGGCCTGAAGATCAGCGTGGAGAAGTCTGGCGTAGAGCTGGCCGCCTGACACAACCTGTTGCGCCGTTGGCAAATCAGCAGTACAACATAGAGCAAGGGCGACTGGCTGACCGAAGAGTTCGCGCACCGCGCGACGGCTTAGACCCGGGTGAAATCCACCTTGAGGGCGGCTTGTCTCCGCCAGACCCGATTTCCAGCACCATTGAGCGCGTCCGTGAGCTGAGAGAGCAGCAGCGACAGCATCGGTAGCGCCTCCCCTGCTGGTCCCTGGTGGATAGCCAAGCGGCACCCCTTCGCCCCGACTTCTGACAACCACGCCAAGCGCTTACCTAGCAGACAGATCGCGGGCGAAACCCATGAGGCAGACCATGGCCGTTTTCTGGAAGGCGTGGATTAAGACCGCCGAAGCCATGCTGAAGGTCGGCGGGGTTCGATAGTGACCGGAAGGCCAAGCGGCTTCAGCCCAGAGATCGCCAACGCCATCTGTGAGCGGATAGCCGGAAGCGAAAGCCTCAAGAGCATTTGCCGCGACGACGACATGCCGAGCGAAAGCACGGTGCGGAACTGGTTGGCGCGAGGAGCGAATGCATCGGAGGGTGATGAAGCTTTCTCCTCCTTCCTGCGGCAATACGCGCACGCGCGAGAGGCTCAGGCCGACACCGACGCTGACGAGGTTGGCGACATTGGCCGCAAGACCTTGGCCGGCGAGTATGATCCGCAAGCGGCCCGCGTTGCTATCGACGCCCTGAAGTGGTCGGCGGGCAAGCGGGCGCCGAAGAAGTACGGCGAACGGGTCACGCAAGAGCTAACGGGCGAGGGCGGCGGCCCTATCGCCATTGCCTGGAAGATCATTGACCCTAACGCTTGAGTGCCCTCGGGTCTTCGCTCCGCTGCTTGCGCCATCCCGCTACAAGGGGGCACACGGCGGGCGGGGTTCGGGTAAGTCCCACTTCTTCGCCGAGATGCTTGTCGCCAGGTGCGCCAGCCAGAAGACCGATGCGGTGTGCATCCGCGAAATCCAGAAGTCGCTGGATAAGTCGGTCAAGAAGCTGGTTGAGCAGAAGATCCGCAAGATGGGCTTGTCGGATCGGTTCAACATCCTGAACACCCACATCGAGACGCCGCACGGTGGCGTTATCGTCTTTCAGGGGATGCAGGACCACACCGCCGACAGCATCAAGTCGCTGGAAGGCTTCGACATAGCGTGGGTTGAGGAAGCGCAGTCGCTTTCCCAGACCAGCCTGACACTGCTTCGCCCGACCATTCGCAAGTCAGGGTCGGAACTGTGGTTCTCGTGGAACCCGTCACGCAAGACCGATCCGGTGGATGCGCTGCTGAGAGGCCCGACGCCTCCCACGGGTTCGGTGATCGTGCAGGCCAACTGGTCGGACAATCCGTGGCTTCCCGCCGAGCTGGAGCAAGAGCGTCAGGACGACGAGCGCGACCGGCCCGACAACTACGACCACGTTTGGGACGGGGGCTACAGGAAGGTGACCGAGGGCGCCTACTTCGCCTCTGATCTGACCAAGGCCAAGCGGGAAGGCCGCATCGGTCACGTCGCCCCTGACCCGCTCCTGACGCATCGGCTCTTTGTCGATATTGGCGGGACGGGCGCGAGGGCTGACAGCTTCACGATCTGGGATGCCCAGTTCGTTGGGCGCGAGATCAGGTGGTTGGACTACTACGAGGCGCAAGGCCAGCCGCTTGCCACGCACCTCGAATGGTGTCGGTCAAAAGGCCTGACGCCCGAGCGAGCGCAGTTCTGGTTGCCTCACGACGGCGGCACGAACGACAAGGTTTACGACGTGTCTTACGAAAGCGCGCTGAGAGCGGCGGGCTACACGGTCACGGTCATTCCGAACCAAGGCAAGGGCGCTGCCGCAGCTCGCATTGAAGCGGGCCGGCGGCTCTTTCCGTCGATGTGGTTCAACGAGGAAGCGTGTCAGGGCGGCTTGGACGCCTTGGGCGCTTACCACGAGAACAAGCACGAGAAGACCGGGGTTGGCCTTGGTCCGAAACACGACTGGGCCTCACACGGCGCTGACGCCTTCGGGCTTGGCTGTGTGGCTTACGAAGAACCCCGCGTACAGCGCGACAAGAAGCGGCCTGCAAGGGTCAGCAGTTGGATGGGAAGCTGACATGAGCACCGAAACCATCTGATGGCCGACAAGAAGGCTCGCGAACCCAAAGTACCCGAGGGCTACGAGGACGAAG